CTGATCCGCGCCTCGAAGGCAGCCAAGTCGGCAGCCTCGTCGGCTGACGGGGGAAGCGTCGTGCCGTGCTCGTGCGTCTCTCGCTCGTGTCTCGCCATCCCGAAAGTTCTTACTGCAGGACGCATGCCGCACCTGAAGTTTGCGTCACGCGGCGCCGTCACGCAAGACGCACGCGCCGGCGCTATGCACCTTTTGCGGCCGGATCTGCCGTTGACGCAGCGGGATCCGCAGTAGATCCGACCGGTTGGGTTGCCTTGACCTTTTTTCGCCGGGTTGCATGTTTTGCGGCGCGGTACGGCTTCCCCGCTTTTGGCGCAGGGATCACGCGTTCGGACCGCACCATCCCCCGGGGGATGAAGTGTGCGCACCTGTAGTGCACCGCTCCGTCCTGGCCTTGCTGCAGGTCGGTGCAGAGCGAAACGCCCCGCTCGTCAGACTGCAGCAGCAAGCCGTACGACGTCGTGTGATACGAGAAGTGCAGCTCAGTTTCGATCTCGTCGGGCTTCAGCTCGTCGAGCTCCGTCGTGTGCGCGTCGTTCCACTCGACGATCACGATCTGTCGCTGATTCATCGGATCCTCGTCGTGCTCATAGCCTGCACGTCGGCGCGTTTGAAGTACTCGGCGTGTGGTACGTGCTCGCCGTCGACCAAAAACCCCCAATCGGAGATCTCGGGTCCGCACACGAAGAGTGTGCACGTGTCGGGCAGCACTTCAACAACCGAGTGGTACTGCCACGGGCGGATCAGGTTGAAGTCACCGGGCCGATAGACGTTCGAGCGCGGTAGGAATTCGGGCGCTGCGCCTTCGACGCGCTGCTCGGTGTACCCGCCCGAGAGCACGACCGCGACGGCCCACGCCCAAGGATGATCGTGCAGGTGCCGATCGCCGTCGGCCGTGTGGATCTGGTGCACGAACGCGTGAAAGGGCTGCTCGGGGTCGTGCGTTTCGAGGCAGTCGGTGCCGGCGAGCACCGTACGCGTGAGGTACGGCGCGCCGTCAGGGTGCGCGAGGCGCCACGACGGCGAGACGCGCATGGCGATGCGAAGGGCAAGCGGCAGGTGCAGCGGGATCGTCATCGCGGCGCCTCGCGCACCAGCGCTGCAGCCTCTTCGAACGCGCGCGCCAATGCCTCACGCCGATCTGCCGACTGCGGCAACCAGAACGTGACGGCGCTGCGATCGTCGTCCTTCGGCGGGTGATGCAACATCGGTGACGAGTGCAGAATGAACTGTACCGCCGAGTACACGATCCCGGTGTTGCTCTCTTTCGTCAGCGTGCACACTTCGTCGGTGAGCTCTTGGCTGTAGACGTTGATTCGCATGGGAACCTCCTAGGTGACGCTCACCGGATCGAACCTGCGCAGCCCGTGCTTCGCGTCGATCACCCAATTCGTTTGCTCGGGCGGGCGGTACTCGAAGCCCATCTCGGTGGAGTAGGCCGACTCGCCGATCAGGCTGCCATTCACCAACACTTTGCCGAACGCGCACGCCTGATGAAAGTGCCCGAAGACGTACAGATCGGCCGTGTTTTGGCGTGTCGCCCAACGCGTGAGTGGTACGAGGATCCCGCCGATCCCGCCGCTGCTGCGAATGTGCGTACCGTGTTGAAACCGCATGCGCAGCCCCATCACTTCGAGGCTCACGCTCTCGGCCTTCGGGATCACCCACTCGACGTTTTGCAGGTCAGCGCACTTGTCGCGCAACCACCGATAGAGCATGCTCTCGAGCGAGTGCGCCCAGCCCGTTTTGATCTGGCTCTTCTCGGTCCAACGCCCATGGTTGCCGTGCGTGCAAGGCACGATCAGCCGGCCGGGCACGTCCTTCGAGAGCGCGCGGATCCCGGGCTCGATCAGCGCAATGGCGTGGCCGACCTGATCGACTAGGCCGACTTCGTTCGTCTCGCAGAGCTCTTGATGGATCGACCCCGAGATCAGATCGCCGTTGAGATTGAGAACGTGATCGGGTGAGTCGACCGTTCGCGCAATGTCGCGCCGCAGCCATAGAACGTTGCTCCAGAACTGCTCGGCGCGCGCCTTGGCGGTTGCGAGATCGTAGACGTTGCGGCCGTGGGTTTCCTCCGGGCTCACCCGCTCGCCGACGTGCCAATCCGAAAGGCAGGTGCAGATCGTACCCTGGCGCTTGCCCGACTTGGGGCGAGACGCGGCAACCTTGATCGGCGGGGCCGAGGCGATCGAGCTGTAGAACTCGGCTGCCTTCTCGGCGTCGATCAGCCGGCGCTGCAGCACGCGCACGTGGCGCCCGGCTTGCGCCGCTTCGATCTGCCGCTTCGCTGCAGTGAGATCGGTCGGGTCGGAGCGTAGAAGCGCAGCGGGTTCGAGGCCGTGGTAGCGGCAGCTCTGCGTAAAGCTGCCTTGCATGACGCCAAGCTTTCGCGCAGCCTCGGCAATCGAGACGCTGCTACGCAGTACGGCTTTCACCTGCGCGATTCGTTTTGCGTTCCACTTCGCCATGCTCGCCTTTCAAAGTGCCGCTCGGGTGCCCCCGCCCTTGCAACGGGCGAGTCGTTTTGGACGGTGTCATGGATCACACCGAGCGGCACGTGATCCATGGCACCGCCGACGCAGGACGCAAGGCCTTGCGACTCATGCGTCACGTTCCGGGCTTCGAAGGCAGCCGGCGACGGATCTTCACGGGCGTCCGCTCTTCGACGTACCGCCGCAACAGCTCGGCCAGGCCTTCCTTGAGGCCTTGGGCCTCAAGCTCTGCTCGCAGCTGCCGCACGCCCGTCTCTTCGTCCCAATCGGGCGGTGGAAGCGACGGCGCCTCGGGCGAGATCGGCAGGGCGGCGAGTGTCGCACCGCGTCGTACTTCCCGGGCCCACTTCTGCTCGCAGTCTTCCCAATGCTTCTCGAGCTTGCCGATCCGCGAGCCCAGGTTGACCCACGTCCACGCATGCGCGATCGCCATGGGCGTTGCCACGGCCAAGGCCCCAACGAGCTCAGGGGCCACGTGGCGCCCCGGTAACCGGCAGGACGGCCTGCACCGCTGCGAGGTACGAGCTCCACGGGAAGCCGACACCGGGGTCGACGTGCCCGCCTCGGACGTTCCACGCCCGACTCACGTCAAGGTGCCCGCAGAAGCCCCGCTCGCCGTTGGCGACTTGTAGGGGTGTCAGCTTTCGGACGGGGATCCCGTAGCGGCCGGCGACGCAGGCGGCAGCCTTGGCCGACAGCGCGAGCTCACCGCGAGAGAACGCGTCGTCCCATTGCACGGGCGTTTGCGCGGCGTACCCACAATGTTCGATGTGGTAGCCGGTCGCGTTGGCGTCACCGCCGCGAGCGCCGAACGCTTCATGCTGCGGCTTCACACACTCCCAGATCTCGGAGGCATCGCACACCAGGTGCGCACTGCCCGGGTCTTTACGCTGCGACGTGAAGAATCGGGCAACGGCGGCAGCGCTGCCTTTGATCTCGGCGCACTCGGTCGTGTGGATCACGATCAGGCGCAAGTCGGTGCGATTGAGCCAACGAAAGTCGCGCGCCTGTAGAAAGTGCGGCGCCTGTTCGAGCGCGCTCCACATGTTCGGCTCGGGCGTCATCGCGGCGGGCCTTTCTGCGACGTCGCAAACGCCGCAGCAACGTCCGAACGCGACGGCGGGCGCACGGGCGTGAATTCTTCGTCGAGCTCTCGCAGCTGCCGTTGCACGCGCGTCAGATCGACGTGATGCCGCATGAGCTCGTCGCGCATCTTCGTGTTGGCGCGCATACTCTCTTCGACGAGGGCAAGCGCATCGCGCACGATCGCGACTGCGGCACGCTGTTGGGGGGATCGGGCGGGAATCACGAGCTTGGATCCTCCACGAGCAGCCAGATCGCCGCAGCGGCTAGGGCCAGCCCGGCCGCCGCGAGGATCAGCCCTTGGCGCGCCAGGCGTGCCACAAGCTTCAGGCCTTCGGCTTCGGGGACTCGGCGTTATGCGCGAGCTGTGCGACGACGGCAGCGATCACCGTTGCGACGGCCGCAGCCATGCCCGGATCGATCACCTTCTCGGCGCCTAGCGCACCAACAACGGCCACAAGTATCGCAGAGATCACAGAGTAGATCTTCATGACGCCTGTAGGCTAGCGCCCGGCGAATGTGGGCGGTGTTACCGGCAGCGCGCGAAACCGCCGCACGCCCGTACGCCGGCCTGCGTCTCGGCCGAGGCAATGCACGCCGCAGGTACGAGCGTGAGGTGCCGCGCGTCCGCACGAGCCATAACGTCGTCGCAATCGGCGTGCGCGCCTTCCGGGCAACCGAGCGCGCGAAGTCGTGCGCAGGCCTGGCCGTAGATCGTCGACGGGTCGAACCCAGCGTCAGCGAGCGGCCCCGGGGGATCCGGCGGCAGCGGCGGCAGCGGCGCCGGCGAAGTGCAGCGGCACGCGCCGAGCACCAACGCGGGCAGTAGCACGAAAGGGAACCAGCGGAAACGTTGCTTGCGAGTCATCGCCCGATCTTTCGGTAGCCGAACGCGATCAGCTGGGAAGCTTGGTTGACGAAGGCGTCGGTCACGAGGCAATCGCCGTTCGCGCCCCAACCCGCACCCCAGCTGTTGCGCAGCCAGAAGTGCCCACTGGCCTCCGACGCGAGCAAGACAGTCCAATGGCCGCCCCCGTCGGGATCGTCTTCGTTCATCAGTCCGAGCGGGGCCCGCCCTGGCGTCCACCTCATGAAAGCCGAGTCGACGTACGTGCCGACTCCGACCGGTGCGCCCGACGCGATCGCCTGCCGCGCCTCGTCGGCGTTGCCGATCTCGTACCACCCGACGTAGCGGTGCTCGCCTTCCGTCTCTAGGGATCCAAGATCCGGCTCGGGCAAGACGCCGTTCGTCGGGAAGCAGTCGGTTGCGGCGCCGGCGGGTTCGAGCGGCGCAATGCCGAACTCGGTGAGCCCGCGCATGGCGAGCGCCGGCATTGAACCCTGATCGAGCAGCGCGTGAGCCAAGGGATCGCCCCGCTCGAGCGCGACGGCGTTGCCGTAGATCTTGCCGGGCGACGGTACCCACGGCAGCGGCGCGCCTGCGACGGCGCACGATGTGGCAATGCCTGTGGCCGTTCCGTGCCCGACGCAGCCGCTGCACGAGCCCTGATCGAGCACGTACGGCGCGGCGTCGCGCAGGTCACGAGGCGCCGGTGTTGCGAGCAGCCCGAAGCGGTGTGCCCACTTGACGTAGACGGAGCGAAGCGCGTGGTGATCTGGGGTGTAGCCGAACATCAGGGGCCCACTTTCGTGGCGCCGCATTGGCGCACCCACGATGAGGCGAAGCTGTCGGCCTCGGCCTGCGAGATCGCCGAGAAGATTCCGACGACGACGCCGGCCGAAACGATCGCCCAACGCGCTTCGACACCCTGCACGGGGATCGCGCTGATCCCGGAAGCGCCGGCGGCAACGGCGGTGCCCTTCGCGACGGCGCCCCAATCACGCCGAGCGCCGTCGATCGCAGCACACTCTGGCGGGTCGATCGAGATTGCCGCTTCGGGTGCGCCGGCCATGCGTGCTTCTGAAAACGTGCCCGAGCAGCCGCACAAGGCGAGCGCCAGCACCAGCGCCACGCGGATCATCGGATCCTCCGGTGCGGACCGCGCGCGGAGCTGAGATCGAGCGGCTCCACGTCAGGGCAGCACCCGGGCGCGCCCCCGATCGTGCAGCAAGCCTCACCTGTCCAGCAATTGCCGTGGCCGTCGTAGCAGCACACCTTTTGCGTGCCGCACTCTGGCGTCAACTCACCGTGACACGAAGCGCCGGCCAGCAGCAAGGCCAGCACAATGCAGGTTGCAACATGACGCATACCCGTAGGCTAGCGCCTTCTATTGTAGCGCACGCCCCGCGGCCTTGTACGCGGTCCCGACGGTGTTGATTGTCGCGGTCAGGTCGTAGAGGGCATTGACCGAGCTGCCGCCGCCAGAGCAGCAGTTCGTCGGGCCCATGAACCAGTAGGCGTGCATCTTCACGTAGGGGAGCAGATCCATGGCAGGCACCGCGGCGTTGATCATCGCAACTTCAGTCGCGGCGCTTTGCCCGATCGTCCCCCACTCCGGGATAATCATGTCCCACTTCGGGAATCCGGCGTGGACCTGCTTTACCAGGCCGATGAATGTCGCCGCATCCGCGACGCCGTCCGCCGCTGAAATGTAGCGATCGAATGTCAGGTAGTCCGGTTCTCGGCAACCGTTCGAACGAATACCAGCGAGCCACGTGACGAAATGACCGCCGGCCGTATCGGGCATTTGCACGGTGTACGGGCTCGCTAGTTTGATTTCCGGGTGAGCGAGAATCGAAGGGTCGGTGACGAACGTGCACCACGCCATGATGGCGTTGGCGTCGCTGATTCCGTGCCCGTCGAACTCGCCGAGCGAAAGAATCACCCTGCTCTCTGCCGCTTCGGCGACGGCTTCAGCAACGAACGTCTGGTTGGTTACGTCGGTGTCGTTGTTGAGGTACGGGACGTAAACGGCGCCACCGATCTTCGGAGTTTCGCCTTCGCGCTTGCGGTAGAAGTTGTGCCACCAATTGTGACTCTGGTCGGCAAGCACTGAGTTTCGTTGCGTCAGATTCCACGTATTGGAAGACGAGGCAACGCTCACCATTACGTTGCCGATCTTGTGCGGAGTTCCTTCTACGAAGCTAGGCCCACAGCCGATTGCCAGTGCGACCGCGGCCAGCGCCGCATGCGCATTCATTGGCGGCCGTGGGCCTAGGGGAATCTCCCTTGCGGGTTGTGGTAGTAGTTCGCGAAAGTGTCGACGTCGAACGTCTTCGCCGACGCACCGACGGACGAATACGTATTGTTCATTGCCCCGACCACGGTGCCCGCCGGGCACGCCGTCCACGCGACGCTAGCGACCTGCACGTGGTCGATATCAAAGTAGGCGTTCGCCTGGCCGGCTTCGTGGCTAACCGTGAACGTCTTCGCCGTAGTGCCAACTGCGATGCCCGTGTCCGAGCAGGTGATCACGCTCGCGGCAACACAGCACCCTTTCCAGTTCACGCTCGCGCTTTGGCCTGACGAGCCGGGCCGGTCGTAGACGAACAGCATTCCGTTCGTCGGGTAAATCTGCGACGCAGCGCTCGTTGATGCGTAGCCGATGTTGTTTGCGAACTCAGCTGCGCCCGTCGAAAGGGCCTCGTTGAAGGAGCGTGTCTCGAATTCGACCGTGACGTTGGTGTCGAGCGGATAGGATCTGCCGTTGCCCGCGGTCGCGCTCCCCGATTCGACGATGCCTCCGAACGATGTCGCCGCCGCGCTGACAATGAGCCGTAGCGATCCGACAACGCCCGATCCGTTCGTGTTCTGCTGGACCGTCGAGATCGTTGCCGACTGAATGTCGAGCCCGTTCGGGGCCATGTTCGAGTTGACCACCGGGAGAATCGGCAGTGCGAGATCGTCAACGTACGCAAAGCCTTCCGTCGCTCGCGCTCGGGACATGTCGACACGCCGTGCGAGCAGCGTCGTCGTTCCCATTGTGATCGTATCGCGGATTCGGTACGTGTAGTAACCGCCTCCGTGCACGAGACCCTTTGGCCCCGCGCTGATGCGAGGGCCGGCCGCGAACTCCGCGGCGGTATCTACGCGCGTATCGCGGATCGCGCTCCACGGCGTTCCGCCGGTGCCCTGCGTGAGTACGTAGACGCCGCCGTCACTGAGGGTCGTCGGGTTCTGCAGCAAAAAGCGATCGCCAGTGACGAGCGTCACGTTGTCGACGGCTGCGAGCACGCCGTTCGCCGTAGCGGTCAGCGTGAAACCGACGCCGGGGCCGCCGCTCGACGTGTACGTCGGGAGCATTGCGGTCGTTACTGCAGCAACTTCGACTGCCGTGCTAGTGCTGCTGCCAACACCAGAGATCGCAGTATCGACGTACGTCTTCGTGGTGAGATCGGTTCCGACTGTTGGGGCGCCCGCGTTGAACGCCTTTTTGGTGTTCAGATCGAGCCCGGAAGCGTTGGCCTTGATCCCGCCGAGGTTGTCGATCACCGCGCCGAACCGGCCCGCATGCGGGTTGTGCCCGAAGAGCAGCGCCACGACGAGCGAGACTGCGGCCGACAGAGCGGCCAGACCTGCGAGACCCTTGAGATTCGTTTTCATGATCAGCTTCCAGCCTCGATCTTGTCGTTTGCGTCGTTCACTTGCAGAACGTCCGTCGTGTTTCCGCCCGCGCCGTCGCCTGCGCCGAGTACGTCTTGCGTCAGGCTGCCCGGAGGTGACGGGGGCGGCACGACGACCGCCGTATCCACAGCCCCTGCCGAGATCGCGATCTGCACAACTTGCTGCTGCGTGCGGTTTCGCTTCGGTTGGGGGCGTATGAATGCGTCAGCCACGAGGCTAGGCTAGCGCCCGCGCCCCAATCCCCGTCGCAGGCATTACAGCTCGATGATCTTCGCGGGGAACGAGGCGGCGATCTTGATCTGATCGTTTACGGCCCACGTGAATGGCACCAGGTTCGTCAGCTGCCCGGCGACGCCCGACGGTAGGATCATGAGTGTTTGCGAGTCGAAGAAGTTGACGCTACCGCCCCGATTGTTTGCGGGCGTCGACGAATCGCGCAGCTCGACAGATCCGGAGGCGATCTGCCCGCCGGCGAGCTTTGCAACGTCGATCTCCCACGACAACGCCGTAAAGGCGATCTTCAGCGAGCCCGTGCCCATGTTCGTGGTGCTGCCAAGCAGCAGCAAGAAAGAGATCTCGATGTTGTCGGTGCTGGTCTGGCGCCACCACGCGTCAGCCTCGCCGTTGCCGAGAGAGAAGCCGCCACCCGACGCCGACAGGGCCGGGACGAACTGCGCCCACTCGGTTGGGCCGTCACCCAACCCGGGCAGGGCCACGCGTGTACGCTGCCGCCCTGGATCGTCGGTGATCGTCGCTCCGATACACTCGATCTCGAGCGTGTCGCGCCCCTGCGCAACGCCCGTCCCGTTCACCAGGATTCGGCGATTGCCGGGCAGAAGAGAGTCGAGCAAGCTCATGGCGATCGAATCCGTATTAGGGCGCGTGCGTGTAGTTGATCTGGATCCCGGCCAGACCGAGCTTCAGGATCGCGGCGTTGGCGCCGGCCTCGCCGGTGAGGCGAACGAGATACCGGCGGAACTGCGACGACACGAAGCGGGAAGTTGTGAGCACGATCGTGTGCTGCGCGTCGTAGGCGGCTTGGGTGCCCGACGGGTCGGTGACGCTCGCGGAGAATGTCGTCGCAGCGGTGCCGGGGTCGACCTCGAGAAATTTCAGTGTCGGCTTCGTTGCCGGCAGTCCGGCGTGCGCACCAACACCGAGCGCCGCCGTTCCGCAGATGAATGCAACCACGCTGGTAACGGTGATCTGATCGGGCAGGACCATCTCAAAGTCGAGCGGTGTTGCGGCCGAGATATCCGTTTGCACCCACAGGCCCGGTGCCGTGCCGCCGCTGATCCAGCTCCACGTGCCGCCGACGATCGTGTCTTGCCGACCTGCCGGCATTGGCATCATGGCGGCGCCGTCGGAAGCGCCCGGCACCAACCGCTTGAAGTACGCCGTTCGGTTTGCCAACGCCGTGAATGGCACCACAACGGACGCGGCGTTACGCGGATCGCCAGGATCCGGCACCGTTACAGGCGTGTCGTAGCTGTCGGTGTCGGTGAGGCCGTGCGACATGTCGGGCCTAGGGTAGCGCCCTCACTGCACCGCCAACGTGAGCAGGTTTTCGCCAGCGCCGCCGACCCAGATACCGCCGTCGGCCCACGTATCTGCAGGCACGTCCCATGTTTCTGCCCCGCCGATCCGCAACGTGATGTACCCGAGCGCGTGCGCGGCATTCCACTCGTTGGGCACAAGCCGAATCTCGGCGACTTCAGCAACCGTCAACGACGTGTCCCAAGTGCCGGTGTCGTCCCACGTTCCGGGGTCGCTCCAGATACCGTCATCGGTGACGGTGCCGGGCCAATCGAAGATCAGCCACCAACGCGCCCAACGTGCCGTGTCTCCGTCCCATGGCGATCCGGTTGACTCGGTGATCGCACCGCCGATCTCCGAGTGGAAGCGCTTGCCGCTTTCGTACACCAGATCGATCGCGAATGGCGCTGCCGCCCAGAAGAGCTGCAGCTGCCGAAGCATCGCGTACGGCCCGCCGCGTGTCTTGTGATCGTCGAGCCAGCGCAAAAGGCGTGCGGCGTACACGGGATCGAGCTCGTTGGGGCCCCTCGCGATCTTGCGGCTGCGCCCGGTGAGGCCCAACGCGTCGACCGACTCGAGAAACAGAGGGAAACGCTTCTTAGTACCCTCGACTGCTGCCGCTCCGATCAGATCCATGTGGATCCCGAGGCTGTACAAGATCTTCTCGGCCAGGCCATGCTTCAGCCACCGCGGAGAGATCTCACGGATCGCATCACGGAACGTGAGCGCGGTCAGATTGGGCGCGTGGACGAGCAGACCTGACATGGATCACACCGTGCCCGGAGGGGGAACCTGGTGCACGACGATTCCGATCGTGCCGAGCGTTGCAACTTCGTTGGCGTCGAGCGACAGATCGCCGGCGGGCGTCACCATGGCAACGTTGAATACGCGCAGGCCCGGATCGGCACCAGCAATCGCGTTTTGAATGGCCGAGACGTAGATCTTGCCAACGACGCCCACGAGATCGCCGCCGATCGGCTCGGTCGAGAAGAAGCGAGTGAGCGACGCGGCGCAAAGATCCTGGATCTGGGCGTCGCTGAACCCGCTATCGGCATAGCAGTACACGTGCGCGCCGACGTTGACTGGCACCTCGTCGGCCGAGTGTGTAAAGGCCGTCACGGCGAGCGGCGCGGACTGCGTTTGCACAGCCGCGTCCACGAACGGCAGGTCGGACGGGTCGATCCCGCCGGCGGCGTTTGCAACGTAGATATCGACACGCCCGAAGCCGTCTTTCGTGAGGCGCACACGCGTCACGCCGATGTTGGTACCGTCGCCGCGCACCGCCGAGCGGCAAACGAACCCATACGCATCGGGCGGGCCGTTGGGCGACAGCGCGCCGAGCTTCTCTTTGCAGCGAAGACGCAGGGCCGGGTCGAGCTCTGCGTCTAGCCCGATGATCGCGCTCTGCAGGCCGCACGTGACGCCCGGCAGCGGACTCGTAACGATCATCACGTCGGTGATCAGCGCAGTGCTTGCCGAGCCGGCCTGTGACGCCTGCAGGATGCACGGGATCCCGCTCGAGACGCTTGGGATCGTGATCGGGCCGACGTTGACGTACGTTGCACCTGTTCGGCCGTTGGTGATCTGCAGCTCGCCGTCGGCCAGGACGTAGATCCCGCCCGAGGAGTTTGCAAGTACGGCCGAGCCCTGCCCGAAAGTCGCCTCGATGCGATCGACGCCGTACACGTTCGACGCAAGCAGCGTGAGCCAGTCGCCCGAGGCAGTGTCGAGGAAACCCGACTTTGCGATCTCGGCCGTCAGCCGCGAAAGCGCAGAGATCAGGATCGACGTCGCTGCGATCATCGTACGCACGACGCCGCCGGGCTTCCAAGTCGTAGTGTCGACACCGATCTGCGCTAGGACGCTGTAGATCGAGAGCCGCACCTGATCGACGGTGAGCGGCTTGGTGAGATCTTCGATCGGCGTCACGAGGTAACCTGCTGCAGTAGGGTAGCGCCGTCAGTCACGACGACGATCAGGCTGAACGGCCCAAGATTCGGGTCTTTCGGCGTGACGCGCACGTCGATCTCAAGGCGCCGGCGGGTTGCGTCGTACGTCACGACGGCCAGCGCGTTTGACACCCGATCGTCCTTCTGCAGCTCCGTTGCAATCTGCCCCTGGCAGCCCTGCAGGTCGCCGAGCGTCTTCGCGGCGTGCAAAAACTCGGTTACGTCGATCCCATAGTCGAGATCGTCGGGCAGCGTCTCGCGGCGCGTGGTAATTCGGTGGTAACAGTCCTGCGCCAACGTTTCGGTGCTGTTGGGGTTCGTCGTGCCGAGTGCGGGGTCGAGATCGTTGACGCACTTCAGATCGGTGCCGTACCCGACGGCGGTTGTCTCGGGCACGATGCGAATCAGCGTGAGCTGCCCGTCAGGCGCTTCGATGATCCCGTCTTCGGCAAGCGTGGGCGGTGACGCGGTCATGTGATCGGTGCTCCGTCGAAGAAGGCGCCGAGAATCGCGCGCGTTGGGGGCGTTGAAGCCGTCAGGATGATCGCGCCGGTGGGGGCGTTGGGTTGCACGTTCGGCGCAACCTGCCCTTCGAGCGAAACGGCAGCGGCCGGGCCTGTGTACGCCCACAGATCGATCGACGTTCCGAGCGCGAGCTGTAGCGCGGAGATTGCGGCAAGCTGCCCTTGCAGCTCGGCGATCAACTGCGCGAGCGCGGCGATCTGGATGTTGACTGTCGGAAGGCCGATCACGATGGCCGCTTGAATGGCAGCAACGAGCTGTTCGGCGGTTGCGAGCTGCGCTGCGAGCGTCGGCGGCGTCACCGAGATCCGCGCCGACGCTGCGAGAGCTCCGGCGAGACGGGGCTGGATCCCGTTGATAAACAGCGCCGTTGCCGCGTCGACTTCGGGCATTGCAGCGCCGAGCGTCTTGCCGCCAAGAAAAACCGCGCTCACTTGCCGTTGCCCGCAAGCACGTGCGGCCTCCCGGATTCGATGATCCCGACGGAAGGCGTGAGGATCGTGAGAACACCTGACGCAGGCGCGCCTGCAACGGTGCCCGTGAAGGCGATCGTCGGCGGGAAGTAGACGGTCACGCTATCGCCGAGGCACGCAACAGGGGCGGCGCCGCTCGGCCCGCCTAGGGTGAGCTCTTCGGGAATGTCTCCCGGCCCGCCCCTGCCGACGAACCCCGTGATCGCCGGCTGCGCGCGATCGCCGTCGATGAATTGCACGAGCACTTCGCACCCGCGCGCGAGCTTGGCGTGGCTTCCGCTGACGCCCGGCCACATCGACGTCGCGATCGTGTTGGGCAGATCCTTGCGCGAGCCGCAGCGCTGCAGGTCGGCGCGATCCGAGTTCATCCCGATCACGCGGTAGCGATAGATCCCGTCGAGCCTTCGATCGATCAGCCGTTCGACGATGGCGCGCAGCGTGTCGATCAGCGCCGTGCTTGCACCCTGCCCTGCCCACACGAGCATGCGAAGGCTGTCGGCCGTCGCCGCGATCTCGAGTGCCGTCACCGTCGCCGGCGCGTCGAGCCCTGCCGTCAGCACGGTGCCGATCCCAACCTTTGAGACGTCATCCAGCGCCAGCGTGATCTGCCCGTGCCGCGGGTCGTGCGAGATCACGGTGTAGTCGTCGGCCACAGGTACGGGCGGCGTCCGAGCTCCAACGCGCGTCACGCCGTCGTAGTCCACGCGCCAAGGGATCCCACGGCACGCATCTTCGAGCACGCGCGAGGCAACGCCTTCCGGACGCACGTAGTCGACGCCGAGGCGGGCGCCAATGGCGCTCGCGTCTGGCAGTTTCTCGCCGACCTGCCCCGCGACGGCCTGCGCGACGAACGAGCCTTTGACGCCTGCGTCGTTGTGGTCGGCGCGCGATGGCGCAAGTGTCTGCCATCCGGCTGCGCCCCCCAAGATCCGGGTGCGCCGCTGCAGCCCGAAGGTGCCGTCACGCTTCGGGGCGCGAGTGCCGACGAACGTTGCGCCGTCGATCGTGATCGCGCAGCCGAAAGGTGTCGCGGGCAGGTCTGGCGCGTCGTCGGCGAAGTCGACGTCGGCGTACCAAACGCCCACTCGGGGCACGTGGATCGAAACGCGCGTTGCGGCAAGCCCGTTGACGGCGATCGTGGAGCTCACTTGGAAAGCTCCTGCACTTGCGCCGTCAGCGCTTCGATCTTGGCGTCAATGGGATCCGTTGACGCGTTCGTCTTCGCCGCTTCGGGTTTCGAGAGCGCGATCTGCGGTTTGCGCCACTGCAGACACTTGATCGTGATGAGGTAGCCGCCGTTGTCGATCTCGACCGGCTGCAAGACGTCGGTCACGACGCAGGCGCCAATGTCCAGATCGGCAAGCCATGGGTGGTAGATCGCGAGAGCCTTCGGGCGACGGCCCACCGGGCCCTTCGCCACGAGCGTGCTCCACGACGCCCAATCTGCCCAATCGTCGGAGGTGTAGAGCCGCAGTTCTATGTCGAACTCGGCGAGCTTCGTACCGAAGAAGACGGGAAAGGAGCCGCTCAGGCCGTAGCCCTGCCGCTGATCCCACCGACGAGGGCTGCCGGCACCGGTGACCGTTGCAAGGCCCGGCGAGCGCTGCCAGGCCACCTGCTGCCCTTTTGGCGGATCGAACGCGAGCAGCACAACGTCGATCGGCGTCGTGAGCGGGTCGAACCCCGTGGACATTATGCGGCCTCCGGCGAGGGAACGCGTGCGCCGAGGTGCGCTGCGACGCCCATAAACGTTTCTTCGAGCTCTTGGCGGAACCCGCGCGCCGCAGCACGCCCCTCGGCCTCGCTGTTCGCGCCATGCACGTGCACATCCCCGAAGTGCACCGAGCCGCCGGCGCCTGCACCCGTTCGAGCGCCTTGCCGCCCTGGTGCGCTGTCGTCGCCCGCGCGCGCGTACCCGCCGATCCCGGTCCGCACGGGCGCGGTTGCTTCTTCGACGTCGCGCGCCATGTTGCGCGAGCTCTGCTGCACAAGCAGTCGCGACGAGTCGAACCCGAGCGCCACGCCGGCGCCGGCGAAGAAACCGCGCTTCGCCATGACGGTGCTAGGAGAGTGGATCCCGAGCGCCTTTTCGAAGCTATCCTTCGCCGTATTGGCGAGCCGCTTCATTGCATCCCACACCTTGGATGCACTGTTCGCGATACCAACAACGACCCCTTCGACTAGCGAAGAGCCCAACGACGCCCAATCTTGTGACGAAAACCAGTCGTACGCCTTTGCGGCGAGATCGATCACCTTTATGAAAGCGTAGCCGAGCAGCAGCAGCGGCAGCGTCACGCCGAAGACGGCGAGCGCCAACACGCCGAACGCAAACGCAAGCCCGAGTACGACGGTTGCGCCTGCAGCAAGCGCAATCCGCGTAGTGTCGATCTTCGCGATCGTCTCCTTCCCGAACGCGTCGCGGATCCAGTTGCGCACCTTCAAGATCCCGATCGTCAGGTACAGCGCGGCGATGATCATCCCTTGAAAGAAGCGCTTCACGATGGGGGCGGCACCGGCAGCGCCATCGATTAGCGAAGGAAAGAGCGCTTCAACGATTGCCTTCAACGCCCGGCCGCTCGCAGTCGACTGCGAAAAGAGATCGGTGATCATCTTCACGCCCGCCGCGAGCTTGTCGATCTTCAGCCCCGAGAAGAGCATGGCGAAACTCTCGTGCAGCTTCTGCGAGAGCACAGTCAGCGAGAGCATCTGCCGCGCGGCGATCCCGCCGAGACGTGCTTTGACGTCGTTGGCGAGTGCCTTCACGCTCTGTCCCGTCAGCGCCGCACCGGCAGCCCACCCGGCAAACGCCCGCGCCTGCGTCTCGCCCTGCGTCGCAGCGGTGATCGACACCCCTTCAAGGGCCGCCTGCAGGTTCCCGCCGCGCAGCCCCATGCGGTAGAGCTCTTCGGCGTATCCCGCCACGGCGTCACGGCCAATCGCAACCGAGCCGGACACCCGATCGATCTGCTCTTGCAGAAACGAGGCCGTCTTGCCTGCGTCCTTCTGCGTGCCGGCGAACCCGCTCCAGAAGTTGCGAATCTTCGCCAGCCCTTCGAGCCGCAAGAGCTCCGAGCGCCGCGCGTCGGCTGTGGCGATCCCGTACTTCACGAGCGACGCCGCAGCGGCTGCCGTCGCCACAGCAACCGCCACGATGGCTGCCACCAACGCGATCGCGCCGGCAGCCATAGCCAGTTGCGCGCCCGTAGCGCTCTTCAGCATCGGGATAAACCGCCCCATCGGCCCGAGTGCGCCCGTCACATGTTCGCGCAGCGCCTCGATCGCCTGCCCCTTCGGCGCCGCCTTTTGCGCCTCCGAGATCGCCTTGAACGCCGCGCCCAACCCGTGCAGGCCCCCGTCGGCGGCAATGCTCGACTTCTTTACCCGCTCGAGCGAGGCGCCGAGCTGCAGAAGGCCCGCCTGCGAGCCGGCGATCGTCGCCTTCTGCGCTGCGATCTTGTCTTTCAGCGACCCGATCGCGCTGTCGGCCGCAACACCGCCGCCTTTGAGGTTTCGCAGCGCGCTCTGCAACCCGCGAAGTGCGCCAACGTCCTGTTCGATCTTGCCCTTGAGAGCTTCGAGCGCGGCAGCGCTGGACGCAGCAGGGCCGGACGTCGCGTCTTCGAGCGCGATCCGGAACGTTGCAGAAGCGTCTTCAGCGGCCATCGGACAGAGCCTTCACGATCTGGCGAAGGCAATGCAGGCCTTCCGCAAGTAGGATGGCGCCCGCTAGCTGCTTGGCTTCGGCGTTGTCGCCCTTTGCCGGCGGCGTGCCGAATGCTGCTAGGAGAAGTTCTGCTGCGGCTCCCGAATGCTCCCGGCCTTCGCTCGCGAGCCGTTTTATTTTGCAGCTTGATCGGACGCCCGCGCACCCGCGAGCAGCACGACGGCGTCGCCCAACCGCGGCAGCGTCGCCGGCAGCCGGTCGAGGATCCGATCGATCGTGGCGTGATCGGGGTACACGAAGCACGGCCGAACGAGCTTGTCGATCGAGGCCGTGTCGAACTTGGCTTGATCTTGGAAGCGCCGGAAGTTGCCGGAGCTTGCCCGCTTCACGATGATCGCGCCCATGTCGGTTTCGACGACGGCGATCTCCGAGCCAACAGCGCCGAGCTTGCAGATCGCGTCGGTGATCGCCTCGGCGTCCGCCGCTTCCCGTTCGAGCTGTTCGATCTCCGCCGTCGATGCGGCTTGCGCCTCGGCGTTGGCGCGTGCGGCCTCGGCTGCGGCCTTGCGAGCGCGCGCCTTGGCTAGTCTGTCGTCGGTGTCGCTCATGGGCTACCCTGCGAGTCGTCGAACAGCACCAGGCCGTTGCGACGAATCTTCATCACGCTGATCTCGACTTCATCCTGCAGTACCTCGGCGCCCTCTTCGTGAGCGGCGCGGTTGGCGACGAAGCGGCAGCGCTCGAACTCGACCGTCAAAGGGTCTTCGTCGGCCTCGGAGTACTGCAGCGTACCGTTGAATTCGATCGTTCCGTAGCTCGTGCCCGATTGCGACAGGTCTGCGAGCTTCTGCCGCAGCGCCTGCACGGTCGTCGACGGGCCTTTGACCTTGAGGGGGTCGGGTACGTACTTGCCCCTGCTGCGCGCGCGCGGGGCCTGGTGCTTGCCCATGCCGTACGCGAGCACAACTTCCAGCTTGTCGCCGAAGTCGACCGACGTGAAGCCGGTGTAGCGCTCGCCAGCGACCTTGAAGATCAGAGATCCCCAAGACATCTGATTGCCGTTTACTCGGATCTTGTCGGCCATGATCGGCGCCTCACACCTTCAGCACTTGCAGGCTCGGGTTGAAGAAGCCGATCGCGATATCGATCTGCTTCGGGTACGCGAGCGGTACGATCCGGGCCTGGCCGGTGAGCTTCTTCGAAACGAGCAGGTTGTCGGTGCGCGAGAGCTCGAAGTCGACGTCGGACGCCTTCGGCTTCGAGCGCAACACCTCGCGCAGCACGGCCTTCGCGCCGCTCTCGATCTCGAGTGCTTCTTCTTCTAGGATGAAGCCGGTGTTCTTGTCGACGAGCAACGGCACGTGCAGGCGCCGCAGGAAGTAGAGACGGATCGCCTCTTTGGCGATGATCATCACGCGTCGATGTTGGAAGAACTCGAAGTCGGAACCGGCAGCCGAGAGAAGGCGCGGGTTGTTGATGTAGACGCCCGGGATCCCGTCGACGGTGCGCAGGCACGTCGCGCGAGAGTCGTCGAGCCCGGGATTGACGGCTTCGTCGTGGCAGTCGGGATCGGGGTTGCCGCCGGCGGTACGAATGTCGACGCCGGGCAAGGTTCCAAGGTTCGTGTCGGCCGTGTCGATCTCTTCCGAGACTGACGCCGCCCTGGTTGCGATCGTCATGCGCGACGGCCGGCGGTACTGCCGGAACGACACGCCCGAGACCGTCTTCGCGGCGCCGGCGGTAACCATTCCGACCGTCGTTGCGCGAGCCGCGAACACCGCGTCGAAGGCCGTCTTGTACGCCGCTTCGCTCTCGCCTGCGTTGGGCATGCGGAAGGCGCCGATCCAATCCTTCTCGGGCATGCCTGCGAAGAGCGTACCGAGCGCATCGAACGCCGTGCCGTCGAGCGGTCCGACGACGTCGCAGATCTCCCACGCAAGCTGCGAGGCGTTCAGCGCAGTGATCGCCGTTCCGAGTTCGGTGGAGTTCCAATTCGGCGCGTGCGTGCGCACCTTCACGATATCGCCGGCGACGAGCGTGCCTGCAGCGAAGTTGAGCTGCGCGCCGCCGGATCCCGGAAACACGAACAGCGCAGCCGTTCCGAGCGCAGTCGTGGCAGAAGGCGTGCGGAAGTTGTCGTAGGAGTATTGAAACGTGATGCCGGTGACGCCGATCGTCCCGCCTGCGATCACTTTGAAGTACAGATCGTAATCGTCGTTCGGCGTGCCCGTGGCCGTGACGACCGAGGTGCCCGTCTTGCCCGTGCTGTCGACGGCGTCAAACGTTGACGCCACCGACGCGCCTGTCTTGACGCACAGCACCGGCAGCTTCGTGATCTCGATGAAGTGGCAGGCTTCTTCGACGAGCGGCCCGCCGACGAACGCCGTGATCACGTCCTGCTTGCGGCCGAACGCCGCGGGGCTGTTGACCGTGCCGCCGTCGCTCGGACCTACGATGGCCAGGATCTTCTGACCGCTCGGTAGCGCGCCGATCTGCCCGTCGAGCTCTGTGATATTGACCGCGGGTAGCGACATGCGTGCGTCTCGTGTTCAGGGGTTCGTGATCACAATCGGGGAATCGGTGACGTCGAGTTCTTCAGGCGTGATCTCCGCCCGTAGAGGTGGATCCACGATCGTGGGTGTCTCGTCGGGGATCATGGCTTGTATAGCGCCCACCAAACGGATCCCTGCGCCGGCGCGCCGTTCGTTCTTGTCGGTGATCCATCCCTGACTCACGACGCGGATCGTTCCGTGCGCTGCGAGGTATGCCGCCCTCCACCACGCGTCGTAGAGCAGGCGCACGATATGGTACTGAGCGCGCTCGTCGTTGCGCTTGCCCGTCGACGCGTCGCTGCTCGTGATGTAGATCGTGAAGAGCTCTTCGAGCGTCGCGAGCGGCCGGCCCGGGTCAAGCCGGTTGGGGTACTTCGGGGCGTTCAGCACGCCGAGGTTGCCGGTCGGGTCGTCGCCCGGGATCCACACGATGCGCGCGCCGACGCCCTGCCGATTACCCTCACGCCACCCGAACGGGTTTGCCTTTTGCGCGAGCGCGTCCGACGGCGTGACGTCGCCGAACGTGCCGTCGAGCGCGAAGCGCGCAACGCAATCGTCGTGCAGCTTTTCGAGCGCAAGAATGATCGCGTCGGCCACGTCAGGCCCCCGTCACATCGGCGCGTAGGTTCGCTTCGACGACTTTGCGGATCGCCTCGGTGATCTGCCCGGGGATCTGCGCTGACGGTAGGATCTGCCGGCGGATCTTCCCCTTCACGGCTCCCATGTTGTGCAGCGCCTCGGGCCCGGTAAGCTTGGCGATCACGACGTTGCCGATCGCGAAAGTCGTGAGGGCGCCGGCGGCGTTCTGCAGCGGGCGCTTCCCTTCCTTCGTCGGCTTCCACGGCGTGCCGTCGGGCGTTTGCCCTGCGGCGATCGTCTTCGTGCTCTCGACATGCACCGCTCGAGCGACGTCGGGCGCATAACGCTCGCCGGCGCCCGGCAGCTTCTGCAACCGGCGGATCTGCGCATTGAGCGCGGCGAAGGCGGCGTCGTTGCTCACGACGCGTCGTCTTCCTGCCCTGCGTCTCGTTGCAGGTCGAAGCCGTGATAGGGTGACGCCTCCGAGTAACCGAGCGGCGCGCCCTTCGAGATCCCCGACTCCGAGGTGTTCGAACGGAGCGGCAGATCAAAGAGGCCGTCTTTTGCGTCGGCCGCTTCTTTGATCTCGATCATGGCGTCTTTTTTGCGCCCGATGATCTCGGAAGTCTGCTTGTCGGTTGGATCGATCCCGCGTTTGAGGTACGCCTCGTACGTTACGAGATCGTTAAGCCAGCCGGTAACGGCCCCGGGATACGGCGAGCCGAACGGTGCGGCGTAACGCTTGGCGAGACGCGAGTCGATCCAGTCCGACCAGCGTTGCAGCTGCGCATCGGTCCAACCCGCCTGATCCGTCTCGATCTCGTCGAGATATTCAGGCGGGATCACCGATAGCAGCTTGAAAGCTGCAAGTGTGAGGTAGGCCAAAACGGCCCCCGATCAGGACGCGCGACCCTTGAAGATCAGGTACGGGTGGCCGTAGGCGCCGAGGTTGCGGCCCTTGATCGTCCACTGGAACTTCGACGCACGCGCAAGTTGCGCATCCGTCTGCGGGCCGTTGTAGATCACGCTGAACGGCTCGCGGTTGAACCAGAGGATCGCTCCGAGCTGCGAAGACGCCATCTGCTCGGTAACGATGTAGTAGTCGGTGTCGGATCCGTTCGTGAATCCTGCGCCCAGCTCCGGGCACTCGATCGGGAGACCGAGGCCCCACGCACCGATCACCATGCTGATATCGGCCGAGCCAGCACCGCCGGTGCCGCCCTGCGCGATGAACTTCGCTTGCGTCAGCTGCTGCATGCGCGCAGTCATCGCCGGCGGGTGCAGAATGTAGACGGGCTTCAGGCCGCGGGGATCTTCCCCGTTCGGCATGCGGATCCCGCGAATGTATGCGATCGCCTTCTGCAGGTTGATCAGCGCCTGATCCAGCGTGACAGCACTCGAGAGATCGAGCGCGCCCGGGTAGGACGCATCTTGCGGATCCGTTGCCGGCGTCGACGCGGCCGCACCGGTGAAGACGTTGGCGAAGGTGCCGACAGCAGAATCCATCACGTTGATCGGGTGCGTCTTCGAGAAGAAGACCTGCGCGTCGTACGACGTGAAGCCCGCCTGATCGCCGTTGCGGATCAGCGCCGCGATCTGCTTCTGCGGCCAGTACGCCGCGTATGCGCCGACCTGCCGAGACCACTCGGAAGCCTGATCGATGCCGCCACCGTCGAGATCTTCAAGCTCCACCTTGGCGACTTCGAGTCCGCCCGTGGCCGCCTTCCACTCGTACTCGGTCGACGTGCTGAGTAGCTCGTCGAAGAGCACGTCGCCGCCGAGGCGATCCTGATATTGGATTCCGGCGGTGTCGAGCGTCCAGATCAGCCGCTGCTTGCGCGTCTCGCCGGTCGGCCGCTGCTTCGCGACCTTGGCGTACCAGAGATCCGCGAGCAGACGCTGGTACTCGGCCTCGGCAATGACCTGCATGCCGGTTTCGAGATTGAAGAGGAACTGCGGAGTCAGCATTGTGTCGGGCTTTCCTGCGAGTCAGGGAACGGGCGAGCGGGGATCAGAAGTCGAGGCCGGTCAGGTGACCGATCCCGAACTCGAGAGGCGCCACGAGCACACCGCGGATCGTGTCGATCTTCAGCGCGCGTCCGGCGACGGAAAGAGTGTTGGTGGCGTCGGTGTTCGTGACGGTCTGATCGTCGAGCAGGTAGCAAAGGCTACCGATGTTCGCGGCGACGACCGGGTTGCCGGCGGCGTCGTTGACGCGCCAGACGCAGTGCAGCTCTTTGAAGAGCTTCACGGTGACGGTGCCGCCCGCCGCGGTGTTCTGATCGTCGGCGAAGGTGCCGATCGGGATCAGCGTGGTGGACGCGAACGCCTTCGCGACGAGGCCGGTGGACGTGTCGAGGCACGCCGTGCCACCCTTCCAAACCTGCTCAGTCTTGCCCTTGAGCTCGACAGAGCTGATCTTTTCGGTCGTCGTGCGGCGGGATGCAGCAAGCGCGGTCATGTCACGCCTTCACTTTCTGCAGGCCGAATTGCTGCACGTTGGTGTTTGGATCCGTCACGCAAACGAGCTCCGTTTTCTTGGCGCCCATGCGCGCAGCGAGTGGCGAGGCCATGAACTCGGCTCGAGCGCCTTCGCCCTGGTGTGCGCCGAGGGTCGCGTTGACTTCCGGCGTGATCGCCTGCGATCGGAACTGCGCCGGCACCGCAGCGACGATGCGCTTGCATGCGTCGAGCGGCAGGCCTTCGAGGCTCTTGAGAAGCGCCTCGGGCAGGTTGGCGTTGGACGCCATGAACGTTGCGCGCTCTTCGGCAGCAGCCCGCGCAGCGCCGGCAGCGATCGCGGCTTCGAGCGCCTTGATCCGCGCGTCCGATGCGGCGAGCGACGCGGCAAGGCTCGACGCAGCCGCAATGGCCTTGTCGTCCTTCTTCTCGTCGTCTTCGGCCTTCGCTGCGGCAGGGGCAGACGCGGCGGGCGCTTCGGCCTTCGAGGCCTTGTCGTCCTTCTCGTCTTCGTCGCCCTTGTCGTATGCCGCCAGGGCTTTCTTCGCCCGACTCGAAACCTTTGCGTCGTCGGAGTTCGAATCCTTCACGAGCGCCGCGCGGGTTGCGTCTTGATCTTTCTTCTCGGGATCCATGCGTGATGCCTCAGCGGAAGTTGCGGCTTGTGCCGTCGGAGCTTGTATAGCGCCCACCAACGCGTCGAACGTGCCCACCCGATCGGCGAGCCCGCGCGCAACCGCGTCGGCGCCGACGAGCACGCCAGCCTGCAGCGGCTCGGGATCGAACGCGCGCCAACCGCGCACCAGTTCGAAGAAGCGCGCAGCCGTCGCGTCGACCGTGCGCTGCGTCTCGGCCAATGCCTCCTCCGACAGCGGCGTGTGTGGGTTGCCGTACGCCTTCTTCGTGCCGCTCGTGACGAAAGCGAAGTCGGCGCCGGCGGCCTTGTCGGCGCGCGCGACGCTTTGCATCTCGTGGATCACGCCAATGCTGCCGACGACGGCCGTATCTGAAACCCAGATCTCCGAGCAGGCCGAGGCGAGCGCGTACGCTGCCGAGCACGCCTGGCTTGCTACGAAGACGATCAGGCGCTTCTTTGCGGCCTCGGCGTCGGCGCGGATCCCGCGGGCGCAGTCGAAACAGCCGGCGACTTCCCCACCGGGCGAATCGATCTGCAGGATCACGCACTCGGCCTCGGAGGCGAGCGCAGCGCGCACACGCCCGCGGATCGCGTCGTACGTGTCGAACAGGAAGCCCGAGAAGCACAGCGGACCGCACACGCGCACGACGGCTGCCTTGCCGTCAGCAACCAGGGCGGGGCCCACGTCGGGGCGACCGATCAGAAAGTCGAGGCCGAACGCTTTCGGGTCGAGCGCGAGCGGCCCGTTCGGAGCAAAGCGGGCGGTTTCATGCTGCGCCATCGGGGGATCCTTTATCGGTGTCGGGCGGGGTATCGCCCGCGGGGCTCTTGGTTTCGATCGCCGGCTCGGTGATCGTTGGGGGCGCGCCCGGGGTCGTGGGGATCCCGAAGCGGCTGATCAGCGCGTCGACGTCGAGCGTCACGCCGCCGGCAGCAAGCACGGGCCGCATCGTCGTGATCGCTGCGGCGACGGCGGCGATCGCGTCGGCGTCGGCCTTGCGATCGGCAGGTGGTGCGATATCCCACTCGACGCGCGGGCAATTCGGCAGAACGTCGAGCCCTTTGCGCTTGAACG